CAGTCCAGAGCCTACAGATTCAATACTTTTCCTGTAGGCACGCACTTGGTGGGGCAGCGCAAGCGTCGCCAAGTCATCTCCGCAGATGACTGTGGCGCGGCCAAACACATCCGCAGCCCAACCGTTGATGAGCGAAAGCATGGTGAACGAGAACGGAGTTCCCATCAAGCATCCCCTGTTCATAGGGACGTCAACATGTTTTCCCGAGACATCAACGGCACCAAGTGTGCAAACCTCCTCCCACTGCGCTTTGGTGAAAGACTTCTTCTGGTATCTCACATAATGCTTCGGTCCTCCAACGCCAAGGGATTGGAGAATCGCTTCCGTGTACAGGCTGGGCAAGCCCGCACGGCCAAGGCCGCGAACAACGGCCCTAATTGCATCATGAGAGAAACCATCAGTCGCCTTAGTCAAATCGGCGCTAATCCAGCGCCAATCACCACGTGCGTGACACTGCATGCCGGTTACGAACCCACCGGGCCCGATGCGTTTCTCGAACGCTCGCACCCGTTTGTCCAACTTTCTAAGGACAGGGAACACGGCCTTCCTGCAGATGTCACCCACAGTAAAGACAGGTGGAGGAGGGATGGTAATGACACGCACCTTGCAGCCTTGCTCAGCGATCGGCGCAGCCTCGTGCACAAAGCGCGAGTCCCAATTGCCCGCTCCTATACGGGAAAGCTCATTCATCGACAACAGGGTTCCGTAACCCTGCATGAGCTCACCTACTTGTCCCGTAGTAGGAAGAGGCAACTGCGCAATCTTGAGCAACCTGTTAACGAGGGAGTCCTTCCCGGGGAAGGCGGGCCCAGATGCATTAGCTTCTCTCACAGGACCTTCGAACAGCCAGGGAAAGCTGTTCAGCCAGTCAAAGGGTGTCGGTGGAGCCCTTTCTGCGTGAAACCTGTTAAAGTTAGTCTCGATAAGAGACTGAAGCCAACCATCATACCCGCCCTTGGAACCCGGGCCCCCAACAACAGCATTCTTGCTGCTAGGTGCATGTATCCAAGTACGATTTCTCAACTTATCGCCAAACCTTACCACTACGCTCTCTTCAATATCCCGACAGACATCGTCAGGACAAGCGTAGGGTTTAGCGATATTACGGGCATGGTTAATCAACCCTTCAGCGACGCGGCGGGGCGAAGCGACTGGAAGAGCCCGGGCGCACCTTGTGAAGGCAAGAGCACGCCTAGGCTCACGCAAAGCCCACCGTTGAAGCCACCGCTGAAGGATCGTTGGAAGTTCATCCACGTATTCTGTCATGGAATCCGTAAGCGCAACGTTACGGAGGGACACGCACAAGGCCTTCACCTTGTCCGAAGTCCAATCAGAACCACGAGGACTGGAGGCGGAAACCCACCTCCTGAACATCCAACAACCATGCTGTTGAGAAATGCCACTGGCCACGAAACCAGCCCAAACTGCCTGCCAGACAGCAGTTTGGGAATCGAC